CTGCTTCACCGGACCGAATGCCACTTCGTAGCCGCCGCCGTAGTACATTCCATCGCCCCAATCTCCCCGGCTCCCGTTGAGCATCTGCATCGTCGCGTCCACGTATAGTTCCAGGCGGTCCTGAATGCCTTCCAACCGATCCTGCGATTGCCGTAACTCAATCGCCATCTGTACCTTCCCCGAGAATGTTCGGAACTTCTCCCTCAGTTCGTTTACAATCTTTTCGCAGTAAACGTTCACTGCCGGGTACTTCATACCCAGTGCGCGCTCCGCAATCTCAGCCGCCACGTTCTGCGCGCGCACCTGTGAGTTGTCCACCAGGCCCGCGAACTCGGGGTCCGCCTGTGTCAATGCCCCGAGGCCCGCATTCACTCCGGTTGGTCCTGTGATCCGCAGCAATACCTTGCCCGTCACCGCGCTACCGATCTTGTTTGTCATCAGCCCCTCTGTATCGTCCGCGGCACCGGTAGCCGGAACGTCGGTATTTGTCCGCTGCCGGCAAGCCGCCCTGTTCTGGACAGCGTGTCAGGTTGCACCCAGGATTGGCCTGGTGCCAGCGTCCCACTCTGTAGTGTCATCGCCACCGGGTCCGTACCGCAGTACACGGTCCATCCTTTGACATTCGGTGGCGCTGTCGTCTGTACTGCGAAGGAACTGCCCGATACCTGGATCATTGTCGGTATCGAACTGGCCCCCTCTTCACCCGCCGCGTTCGTCCATGCGACGGCAACGTAGTAGGCACCATCCGCCAGACCGCCCGCCGCCGCCCGCACGTCCGGTATAGCCGCCTGCACCACCGGGTCTGCGGCGATCCCCAACCCGCTCTGCACAACCTGATGGTGCGCCCACTTCGCCATCTCGCGGTATTCGTCCCGCTTCCCCGCATACCGGTCGTTCAGTTGACTGTTGTATGCGTCGCGGTAGCACATCTCCAGCGTCCGGAAAATATGCCAGAGCTTGAGCGGCGGCGTTACCACCACCTGCTCGATCGCCGGCGGCGCGCCCAGTTGCCCCGAAAGCATCGCCTGCTCGAGCAGCCCTGCCACCTCTACGCCTAGTTCCTCACGTGCCAACGCCAGCTTCCGTGTCACGTCGATACCCTCGACGGTGGCCACATTCAGTAGCTGCGTGTCGTGCCCTCTCAGATCTTCGATGCTCGCAATCGCGCCGTCCGTGAACAGTGCCATCCTGTGCCGCCTACTCCTTGGAACTCCGTGCCTCGCTCCGCAGCCGGTCAAGTTCCGTGCTCGATAACACCGTCAACTGGAGCCTTTCCGCTGCCGCTATTCGCTCTGCTTGCCTCTTGGCCTCCGCCAGCATCTCGCGATATGCCTTCAACTCGTCCTTCGACGCCAGCCGGGCCAGCCCTTCGACCAGTAGCTTGGCCGCTAGCCGCTTCGGTACTTCGGTCTTTGTCCCGCCCTTGCCCCCATCGGACGTCTCCACGCTCACCATAAGCGGAAACTCGTCCGTGATCTTTGTCTCCATGTCGCGAATCTTCTGGTAGTAAATCTGTAAGTCCATCTGCCTTCCTCCCGGATTTTTCTCTTAGGTTCTTCGCTTCTCGCCTGGCATCCCGCCCCTTGCGAGGCAGGATGCCATTCCCGAGCTCTAGGTATTCACTTGGACGCCCGCAGAGTTCCGCAGCACTCCGCAGCCGTACAGAACGTCAACCGTGAATTGTTGCGCCAGCGTGTTCGGCTGATAGCTCATCACCACCCGCATCCCGAAATTACCCAATTCCGCATACTCCGCGATGGCGCCCGTACCCGGCAGGGGCTGCGGCAGTCGCCGGATTACCAACCCCAGGGCATTCTTCGTGAACGCCATGTTGTGAGTCGTCACCGGACTGCTGCCCGTCTTCTGCACAAACTGCGAGCGGAATACGAAGAAGTCTTTGATCTTTCCCACCGTGCCGTCGATCAGTGCCCGCAGGCCCGCGTCGCCAGCCGATTGGAATTCGCTGAACCGCTGAATCTGCCGCCACGCCGAGTACGTAGCCGCGTCCACCACGATAAACTTCTGCTCGCCGGCCGGTACCTTCGCCAAAAACAGCGCCGTCTCAGCCTCGTCGATCGTCTGTTCGGTGATCGGCGTTCCCGCCGTCCCCACCGGACTGTTCGCCGTAAAGCCCGCGTACAAGCCCAGCAGATCGCTTTCGATCTTCTGCGCGATCGCCGCTACTGCCGGCTCCATGTAGAGCCTCAGCAGATCCGGCACCGCCAGCACTTTGGTCACATCCGGAATCTGGAACGTCGCTTCCGCGTGCGTGTTCAGCACGATCTGTGCGTTCCCCAGACTCGGATTCTGCGTCTGCACCGTTCCACCCTCGGCGATATTGTTCGCCACCATCGTCGGCGGAATCGGCACATTTACCGTGTCGCCGGCCTGCGCGAGCACAGGTTCGTAATCGCGATTCACCAGGTTCCCCATTACAAGGTTCCCCACCAGCACCGGCAATGCATCGGCCGCCACCAGTTTGACAATCGCGTTCGCGATGTTACTCGAAGTAATAGCTCCCATTCGTTCTCTCCCTTAAACTCTTTGTTCTTTCACTACACCCACACGCAGGCATTCGGCCCTGCCAGGGCTTTCACAGTCCCTTCAGGGTCTGCGACGCTACGCGCACGATTTCCTCTCGTACCCGCTGCATTTCGTCGGCGCTCATTCCCGGGCGAATCCGTTCCAGGTCCACCGTTTCCCGGCCCGCAGTCGGAGCCTTCAGGGTGGCCGTCATTCCTGTGCCACCTGCAATCCGCGCCGGCAGAAACTCCGGATTTTCGTTCACGAAAGCGGCCAGGTATTCCTTCAACGGCGTTTCGCCGGCCTCGTTGCGGGCTACCAGCCGCCCGTCGTCGGTCCGTACGATCCCGTCCTGTACCGCTTTGAACGCAAGATCAATCTTGCCTACTCCTAAACGCTGAAGTTCGGCGCGCACCGTCGAGCTGCGCTCCGCTTCCGCTGCCATCTTGCGGCTGCGTTTGTTTTCCTCCACTAGTTCGTTCAACCGGCGTTCCAGTTGCTCGCGGCGCTTTCGCTCCTCTTGCAACTCTGCCTTGTGCGCCGGCTCCGTCTTCGCCTGTTCGTTGTTCACGAACTCCTGTACTGCCTGCCGCACAATCGCCTGAATGTCGATGCCTTCCATATACCTCCTAATCCGATTTCTCCACGCGCCTTTGTAGCCCCTGGTGGGGCGGCTTCAGCCTGCCAATTCGAGCAACGCTCGGATTCTTCTTTCTCATCTCTCCGAAAACCGTCCCGTCCGAAGGCCTAGACACCCTCCGCTGTCTCTGCGCTCGCTGTGTTCTTGCCTCTTCTCGCGTTCGAACTCCGCGACTCCGCGTCTCCGCGTCAAAGTCACCCTCTCGGGCTTCCCGTTCGCTTACACCACGAATCGCTTTCTCTGCGTTGAAAGATTCTCTACCCGGCGTCGATCTCGTCCGCCACCCGGTTTTTGATCTCCTGCCGCGCGTCGCACAGGTACTTGAACGCCAGTTTCTTGAACACTTGCTTCTTCAACGTCTCCGACGCGATCCCCAAATCCAACAGCTTCTTGGCATCGTCCAGTTCGTTGCTGAAGTCGCCGATGTCGAATTCGTCCATCCCCGATACATCGATCGAAACCTCGTCCTGCCGCGCCTCCGCCACCGCCCGCAGCACCTGCTTCATCGAGTCCTTCACCATGTCTCCGTATGCGCGCAATACCTCCTGCGTCACCCCGAAGTCCCGTTGCTTGCTGAGGCCGCTCATCCGCAGGTCGCCCCCGCTCGACGTCCCGGCCTGGTTCATCAGATAGCAAACGCGGTATATTTCGTCCTTTAACCGGACCAGGTTGTCCGCCGCTATCTGATAGACCTTGCCCTCCGGCTCCGTCCACCCGAATCGGTCATCTTTGCCGAGTTGGATGAAGTAGCTCTCCCCAACCACCTGGTTCCATTCCTTATCCGAAAAAACTACTGGACTCGCGAACAGCCCCATCGTCAACGCCCACGAAAGCGCGTTGGATTTGTTGAAGTGTTCCAATTGCAGGAGCGCGGCTTTGTTCATCAGCCACAGCCCCTCGGATACT